GCCGCGCATCGGGCGGGCGTAGTTCTTGCGCTTGACCTTCGCTCCGCTTCGGAAATTGCGCTTGGACGCGCGTCCAGACATTCGCTTTCGTCGCCTCATTTCACTCTCCTTTTGATGGTGTCACCTAGACCATTTACATCAAGTAATGGAAATGGTCATGCCTCGGGGACTTCCCGAGGACTACTCCTCAGACGCCGGAGGATCCGCTGGAACCGGATCGGAGGCTTTCGAGGGGGGATCCTTCGGATCCGGCGGAGGGCTCTCTCCGGAGCCTTCCGGCTCCATCTTGATTTTCAGGCCTCCGGCCTGGAGGAGCTCGCGGCCCTCTTCGCTGTTGAGCGCATCGAGGAATTGCGCCGGATCGTTGTCGACCAGGCGCCGGACTCGGGCCGGGAGCTTCTCGAACTCGGCTTGGGCCAGGAGGACACGATCCATGGTGTCCTGGAGATCCTGTCCCTCGGTGAAGTCACCGAACAGCGGTTGTCCGCGGCGGACCATCGGGACGGTTCCCGTCTTGAGCCATCGGTTGACGATGTTGTTGATGTCAGCGTCGGCCGCGCCTTCTTGGCGCGTTCGTCCTTGTTCCGGGCAGTAGAGCGCGTGGAGTTTTGCTCCGCTTCGCTCCGCTTTCCTGGGATCGTTGATATGAGACATTTGGGTTTCGCTCCTTGATTTTCGTTCGTCGTTCGAGGTTCGTCGTTCGTTGACCAGTCGCGTTTACCGCATCTCCCAGCGGAGACGATCCATTGACGGTGCAGGCATTCCCGTTGGTGAGCGCCATTGCCCGTCCTCATCGAGGTACGGACCCGAGCGCTTTTCGGGTTTCGGCTTGCGCCGTGTTTCGGGTGCGACGCCGCGGAATTTCTCCCGCGCCTTGTCGACCTGTTCTTCGATGGCTTTGGAGGTTCCGCCTCGGAGGTTCAGGTGTTTCAAGATGTCGTTGACGATTCCCCAGCCGGTTCGAGTTACTTCCGCGCGTTCGAGATCGGCCGCCATTCGACGGCCAGTGAGCCCAGCGTTCGTAGTCTGCTGGTCGATGAACAGCTGTCGCTTCCGCTCCGTTTCGGAGCGCTCGTTCATCAGCTCGATTTCGCTTCCCGCGCGGTAGATCCCGAGGGCCGAGTTCACCATGGCTTCGCCAGCGTGGCCCTCGGGAGCAGCTCGAGCAGCGGACGCCGGGGGAGTCGCGGCTCCCCCGTACTTACCCGTCAAGATCGGGTTGAGCCCTGCTGCTCGTAGATCGGCCATTTCGCGTTGATGGGCCGTGTTGCTCATCAGTTCGAGCCAGTCGCGTTGCTTCCGTGCTTCGCGGACGTTGACTCGCGTGGCCATGGCCTGGCCACCGAGGTTCATCAAACCGGAGATGATCCCTCCGCCCATTGCGCCGCCCATGAGTGCGCCGCCCATTACAGGCGCTTCAGTCCGGGAACCGAGTTCACCGGGATGGGACGCGCACAGCGGTAACGCATGAACGTATCCAGAAGGAGATGAGGTTCCGACGGAACGGCAATTACTCGATCGACCGGCGGGTCCTCTTCGATGAAGGTCTGGTCGAGCGTGGGGAGGGATCCGAACTCCTGAGCGAGATGCCAGACGTCGAGGCTTGAAAGAGCAGTCGAGCGAAAGAGGCCGGTAATCCGGTTGGGCTTGTAGCGATACTCCGCATAGCGCTCCTGATATCCGAAGGCCTCTTCGTCCGCGACGGCATCGGCGGATCCTTGTGCATAGATTTCCTTGTTCTTGATGATCTGTTCGCCCAGGTTGGCGAAGGTCGGCCAGAAGAAGTCGTAGCGGCTTTCGCGCGACCACATGCGTTCGAGGCCTTGCTGGTAGTTGAGATCGGCGCGCATGGAGACCAGGCCGAGAATCACGCCGTGTTCCGTGAAGGACTTCCTCCAGCCATGACCGGAACCCGTGACGGTTCCGTAGGCAGTCAGTGAGGCCTGGACTTCCGCATCACCGGCCGTATTCGGAACGGCCATCACGTTGAGCGGTTGGGTTCCGCCACCGAGGTATTCGGGACGTTGGAGTCGAGCATCCGGAGAGACGACTCCGAAGTGAGCGCGCACGATTTCCGTGTAGCGGGTGCCGCCTCGAGCATCCTTCTCGAGCAGCTGCTGAAGGGTGATGGATTCGCGAAGCAGATTGACGTTGATGGTTGATGCCGCAGAAAGATCGGCCGTACCCGTCGCGTTCCCGACGTCGACTTGCATTCCCGTGTTCGCCCACACGGCGTTCGCAGCGACCGTAGGAGCCGTCCATTCGGCCGAAGTCGCAGGAAACGCCAGTCCGGCCAGGTTGCCGAATTGCGAACTCGGGGAAGACCCGTCCGACACTACGCCGATGTTCTGCGGATTCGTGAGAGTGACGGGAGCGGAGAGCGCGAAGGGGATGTCCACTGCATCGCCCTTCTGAGCGAAGGGCAAAGATGACGTGAAGTAATCGTGCCGCTTTCCGCGCTTTCGGATTGCGTACTCGGTTCCGGCGTCGGGACCGTCGTCCATGGGGACATCGAGTGAGTCCACCAAATTTTCGTCGCGGAACCAGGTGTTGAACACCAAGTTATAAGCGCGAAACGGCAGCGTGTTGTGGGTGAGGTTGGGGACGCCAGTCGGGATCCCCATGTAGTCGTTGATCGATCCGATTCCGGATCCGCCGCCGCCGATGGTGTCCTTCGTCGGGATCAGGAACGACGTGGAGTCGCCAGGATTGTCCTGCGCTCCCATGAATTTCTCCCAGTTCTCCCAGACCAGGCGGTACGGGATGAAAAAGAAGTGCGTGTCCAGATACAGGTTGTCCATGATCGGAGTGAGCAGGGTTGCGATGCGTCCGAACATGGAGACGTTCATCGACATGGTGTCGCCAGGCAGAGCCTCGTCCACGAAGAAGGGAATGAGATACCCGGCGTCCATGGTCAGCTTGTTGCCGTGGGATCGGTCGAAGACCGATCGCGGGACGTTCGGGCCGGGGATGGTCGCGAACCGTCCCTGTTCGTTCTTGTTCTTGGAAGCCATCAGTTGTTCACCTCGTAGCGAGAGCGGATCTGGAGGGCAGTACCCAAGTCCTTCTTGGTCTCCTCCATGTCGAATTTGCCGTTGTTGTCGTCCCAGAAACCGATGCGGAAGAGCGTGAAGTCGCCCGCGAATTTGCAGATGTCGTTCGCGGGATCGAGAGCAGACGCCGCGAACATTCGCTGGGCTGTCTCGTCGGTTCGCGCCAACCAGGGGAACGACCAGGCGTCAGCCTTCGAGTCGAAGACCGAATAAACCGGAATTGAATCGGCGCGAACTCGTTTCTCGTCTTGCATGTCTCAGCTCCTTCTTCCCGGCTCGCGCGCAAATACCTTACCTGCGAGCAACCGGCATTTTTCACGAGTCGCCAGGCGCTCGTGAGTTTGTTCATTGGGATCCATGTCTTTCAGTTTGGCGAAGCGCTTACGCTTCACGCGCTTCATCAGCTCGGGATCTTCACGTTCCATCAGAACGTCGTAGTAGGCGGGGGGTTGTTCGAGTCGACCTCGAACTAACACGGTGTCGCGCGGATAGATTTGGTGTTTCCAGCGCTGGAAATACTCGAAACCGATACCCGGTTTCAGCGACATGGTTGCGTAGGGCTTCTTCTTCAGTGTGACCTCCCCTGTCACAGGGTTGACCTGGCCGTACTCTTCTTCGGCCTGATCGCCGGTCACCTTCTTCGTCACGTATCGCGCGACGTAGGCCGCCGAGTCGAAATCCAGACTACCAACAGAGCAAAAGCCAAGACTCCAAAGGTCAGACAGACTCCGGGACGTGAACAGTTGGTTTCCCCCTTCTGTAGAGAACAGAGTTCGATCAGCTGAGAAATCATGTCCAAAGAGGGCCATGTGATAGTGGGGTCGCCCATGTAGCTCTCCGTACTCGCCGCAGTGGTAGTACCGAACAGGACCGATTTTCTTCCGAAGCCTTTTCAGGAAGAGCTTGACGTGCTCGACGTCGAGGGCGTTGTCGGACGGCAGGTTCTCATCGCTGTAGCTCAGCGTGAGGAAGCAGCTCGCCGAGTGGCTCTCCGTTTCATGCATCATGCGAATGGCCCACTGACGGGATTTCTCCAGACGACAGCCAATGCACTGTCCACATGGGACGGTGATCGGGAGGTCGACGAATGCACCGGACCGTGTGAATTTCACTTGGCCGCCGGGGGCACGAAACCCCGTCAGTGGGTAGAAGCACGCCACTCAGAGACGGAAGCCGCCGCGCATCGGGCGGGCGTAGTTCTTGCGCTTGACCTTCGCTCCGCTTCGGAAATTGCGCTTGGACGCGCGTCCAGACATTCGCTTTCGTCGCCTCAT